AACACATTGAGCCACTTGTCCATCGGAACCATAACATTGTTACGTTGGACAAGAAACATAGCCTCATTGAGTGACCTTTCGTTTCGATGTATAATTTTTGCGATAAATGTTATCGGCCCATTATAGCTATCCTCTATCTCAATCAAATCCTTTCGAGGTGTTCTCAATTTCCAATCAGTAATCATCGGCAGAATACGCTCTCTGCCTTCAAATAGATTGTCATATGGAGTTGTGATTTCATTTGGTAGTTTGAATGGCATGCCGGCAGCGCGCGCCAGGAGAATGTTAGCAGCCTTCTTGTATCCAATACCTTTGATGTTGACTAGACCGCCAAGAAATGATCCATCAGCATAGGACCAAGTTGCTTCACTCTTGTCAACATCGTATGTTTTGAAACCATAACCTGACCGATCCAATTCCCTCAAGTAACGTTTAATGCTATCCTCAAATTGAGTATTGCGAATGTTCGCCAGTGCAAACTCTACTGGGAAGTGAGCCTTTAATACACAACAAAAGTATGAGAGCATTCCATAGGCAACGGCGTGACTCTTATTGAAAGCCCACGACCCCATCTTGTTTACGCTGTCCCATATTCTCCTGGCCGTTGTTTCGTCGATGCCTTGAGACATAGCACCTTCTCTGAAACGCTGCCAGAACTTATCAAAGTATTCAACTCCAAATGATTTGCTCATCGCCTTACGCAATGTTGATGTATCCTCCCAAGACAGTAGACCGATCTCTCTGACACAATTCATTACTTGCTCTTGATAGACAATAATGCCAAATGTATCTTTTGTATAACGTTCCATTGTTGGATGAATATAGGATACATCTTGTGTGCCCATTCGTCTTTGGACCCACTCGTTACTAGCACCAGATGCGAATGGTCCAGGTCTAGCAAGCGCAGTAAGACAAGCAATGTCATCGAAACGATCTACACGCAATCTCCTGGCCAACGTTTGTAACGCTTGACCTTCAAATTGAAAGATGCCACAGAATTGAAACTTGCGCAATACTTCAAATGCTTTGTCATCATCAAGAGGATGCTTTAGTAATTGTTCGTATGTCCAACCAATAGCTTCAAGACAATCTGCTATAATTGATAATGTTTTCAAACCGAGTGCATCAATCTTCATCAGGTTGATATTCTCAGCATCAATCTTGTCTATTTGTATCGTTTGAGTTCTGATATCTTTTGCTACATAATTGATGAGTGGCTCGTTAGTAATGACCACTCCTGCTGCGTGTTTGCCAGAATGATGAACATGACCCTCTAGATCACCAGCAATCTTCATGGCGGGATAACGTTCAATAAAACGTCGGCCCAATTCCATTTCTTGAAAGGTATCCATAATACATAGCATTGCTCGCGAGTCACCTGAGCTTCTCTTGAGCATTGAATCCTTTACACCCTTTGCTTCAAACTCTGGAACATTGAGTGCCTTTGCTGTATCTCCAATTGCTGACTTAGGTTTGTATCGCAGAACTGTTCCTAGTCTAGCTACATTCTCCTGGCCATATTTGTTTCTTATATAGTCAAAGACCATTTCGCGTTTGGTGTCTTGAAAGTCAATATCAATATCAGGTAGATCATACCTAGTAATGTCAATAAATCTCTCAAAAATAAGACCATGTGGGAGAGGATCAATGTCAGTAATTCCCAACAAGTAACAAACAAGACTACCGCAGCTACTGCCACGAGCCGGTCCAACGACCATATTAGCTTTCGCATACTTCACCATATCAGTTATGACAAAGAAATAATCCTCATAGCCTTTGTCTGCTATAAGGCCAAGCTCTTTGTCTAGTCTGTCTTGATATGTTTCTGACCAAGCGATCTGGCGCCAGGAGATACCCTCTACACATAACTCTCGCAGTGTCTTATTGGATTGATACTTGATGTTAGTAGCAATTTGTATCTCAGCAGAACATTCTTCAGCCAATCTATTCGCCAGATCGAAATGTTCATCATCAAGATCAATCTCGTTTCTCAATCCCCATTCATCAAGTATATACATAGGCGACGGTCTGTTATGTTGTTTCCTTTTTGCTAGTATCTCATAAGCAGAACGATCGCTAGGTCTTATCATATAGTTGTCAGAGACTGGAACAATGTTACCGTTAGCTAGTAACAGAGATGAGGTAGACGGATGCCCGCACCGGAATACTTGTGGGCCGATACTAACCCTTTGACCGAGTCCTGAACTACCGCTGAGAATTAGAACATCTTTCGAGAATGTTTCTAGTTTGCTAAATGGCAATCTAGGTAACATATAAAAATTGCTTGTTGCTTCTTCCATGGCAGCATAAATCTCACGTAGCCCAGCATTATTCTTTGCTATGATAGGCAACCAAAATATGTTTTGTCGTCGTTGCCTTTCTGTTATGTCTTCAATGAAAGAGAACTCACAGCCGAACAACGGCTTGATATTTGCTTTCTTACAATACTTGTTCCATTGATAATGACCGAATGTAGAGTTGCGATCAGTAATGGCCGCAGCTTTACAGTCTAGTTCTGCGAGTCGATCAACAACTTTGGAAATGGGCCCGAAGGCCCATCCAAATGAGAACTCAGTCCTGATTTGTAGTTGTGTCTGCATTGATTTGTTCCATCATTGTTGCATAGATCGGAGCCATACTTACAAGCTTCTGTTCCAGCGCTGTTACTTCAGTCAAAATGTTTTTGGCGTGCTCCTGTATAGCTTTCCATTTATGGACATCCATTAGCCCAGGGTCATCTACCTCCCATAGCTTATGATCAGTAAACAAAATGATGTTTTTCATTCCTTGAATAGATTGATCTATAGACAATCCAAGTGTTCTTGATCTGCGAGTATGTTCAAATCGTTTCTGTCGAAAGTTATCCATTACCATGGCGTTGGTCCTTTCGTCATATTGCGTTTGATCATTTCTTTATACACTCGCAATAATGCTTGTGTATCCGCTTTGGCCGAGTGTGCTGCTTCAAATCTTTGCCCGAACAATTCCTCATGTATATCAGATAGAGACATTCGATGACCTTTGATCTTTTGTATCTCCTCAACAGTGCAGATATTACCTACAGGCCATGGAAAGTTTGTTACTTTGTTGATACGTTCTAGTTCATACATTAACATTCGCTTGTCGAATTGAAGATTGTGCCCCACCATATACATGGAACTAATGAACATACTTGCGAGCCTCTTATACACTCCAGCAAATGGTTTCTGGCCAGCAACCCGTTCATTTGTTATGCCATGTATATCAATCACGTTCTGTGGTATTGATATTGGTGGCTTTACAAGAGTGTGATATTCATCTAATGGTTCTAGGTTCATATCAGTTATGAGTAAGTATATCTCCACTATGTAGGGTTGATTGACTAGATCAGCAGCCTCGACGGCCAGGAGAGATGTTGTTTCTGTATCAAGGAATATGATTGACATTACTTGTCCAATCCATCTAATTCTTTCATCATCATTGCATACACAGACAAGTCTGTTAAACTGTCATCATGCCCGTTATCCCAATTGACGGAATAGCGAACAATTTTGTTTATGATATGATTGAATACACAGAACCTGTTGTAGTCTTTCTCTGTTGCTAGACTGATACCTTCAGGAAACAAGAGCAAGAATATGGCACCTACATTCTGATAGGCACCACCATACATCTCATTCTTTTGACGAAATGTTTCTGCAGCCGCTGCTAGCATTTGTGGAACGCTCATTGGCTTTTTCATCAGAATGTCTTTCCTCCTGGCGCCTGACGTGCCTCAAGTTTGTGATCAACCCTGACTTGATTGTAGTGAAACTTCTCAGCAAATGCTTCGCCTATGGGCAAATTTAGACCGCCAGCTAAATCAAGTATTCGTATCAATGCATCTGCTAGTTCTACTGTGATTGATTTGTGATGATCTAGATGCTCATCTGGTTTCGATTTGCGATAGCCTTCCATTGCTTCGCTAATCTCACTGTGTATAAGACACAAACATTCTGGAATGTTACGTTCCTTATCCCACCAGTGATTTGCTCGTGATGCTCCATGACATTGCCTGCTGAGCAAGTTGATAGCAGCTATCATTCTCGCGTATGTATCTTGAGCGATATAGAAACCGTTTGTATTTGTATCGCTGATGTCCATTGTATTACTCCTGGCGCAAGATGTCAAGATACTTCATAGCAGCCCATGCTTTTGTTTCGTGTTGTGGCTTACCAGTTCTCATCATTTCATCACGCAATTGTTGGTGTAGATACTGGCCTAGTTCTTGGTGTGCTACGCTATTTCTGGGCATGATAAACATCATTGACCAAGGCCATTCAAGTAATACTGCCTCAACCATTTGCTTCAATACTTCAGAATATTCATCTTGAACACGAGGGCTGGAACGTTTCTTTACAAGATCAGAGAAGGCTCGCAAGTTGATCTTCATGCAAATGTTGGTAAGTATATCAGTGGGCAATACTCCTCTAGCATCTTCAGGTTTGGCCCCTAGTTCAACTAGAGTTTTATATGTATTGCTAATCGTATGCATCGTAACATCATATAGGTCTTGAATCTGCGCATTATCTTTTATTGATGGCCCTCTGTGATACTCAAAATCACTCATATCAACTACACGCATAGCCTGCTGAGCATAGCTTGCTGTTCTTGTGCGAACAAGTTGATGAGTAAAGGCTCTTGATACTCCCTCAATACAAAAGATGAGATCAACAAATTCCCATGAACTTGGGATCGTTGTAGACATGTATTTGAGCTCAGCCATTTTCTTTTCTCGTGGCCAAGCTTGTATGTCGGACAATCCTTCTGGCGCCATACGCAACCTAGTGTTCTTAGTGAAGATCAATATTTCGATTGCGTTTGGAGTTGCATAGAGTAGTGTTACTTTCATCATAGTTCTCCTACATGGTAGTGCATTGCTCTCTCATAGTCACTTCTCTGATCAATGAATTTCTGTATAATGCCTATGTCTTTCATTACATCATCAAGTAGTATCTGGCGCCAGGTAGCGTAACGTCCAAGTGAATAGATATTGTAGTTGTCAGTAGCCCATAGTATAAACTTCTGGCGCTCGTGTTCTGATATGGGAATTATTTTGCCATACTCTTGTTCTTTGACAGAAGCATTACTGGCTTGTAAGTCACAGCCAAATATGATGGCAATATACTTGTCAATGTAATCCATATCCTCGGGTTGCTTAGCAAATTCAAGAGTCATTCTGTTGCCAGTAATGCTGACTCTATATGGTTCTTCATTATCATAGGGAACATAGAGTGTCTGATATACATCAACATCATCAAGTATACAATTGATAGACCAAATTGTTCTTGTATTAAAATATTGAGGTGGTTCTGGATAGTCAAGTATGTGCATCAATGACGGCATTGGAATGGTAGATATTACTGGAGGCTCAGATTGTTTACTGATGAAGTCAGGTAAGGCAGCCATACCGTATCTGATATCAATCTTATGACTGAGTAACGAAATGAGATTGAAGGGTGCTATGTATCTCGTTGACTTGTCAAGACTGACAATAGATCGAGCAAGAGCTTGACCTGTTGCTTTGAGAGAATATGCATTGAAGTCACGGATGGTGGGGTCATTGACAATAGATAGACCGTCCTCACATAGCACTCCCTTATACACAGTGACTTTCTTGAATGGTATTCGTATTACTTCGCCTACAATATTGGATCTGAAACGTAGCAATGCTCCGTGGTTATGAGGTAATGAATGTTGCTGCTCCATTATGGTAGGACTGTATTGATGAAGACACCGCGCGGCCAGCAATCCAGTCAAACCAGCACCTATGATTATCATTTGCTGTCTCCGAACCACTCCCATTGTAG